TGGCTTCTCAATAGCCTCTTCTTGGCTATCCGTTTGCTCATTGGTTACCTCTACTGCCGAGCCGTCATTATTTTCTGCTTGTTCTTCTGTAGAATCGTTAGCTACCGCTTCTACGTCGGAGGCATCGAATAAAGAGTCGTCGGTTCCAGTTTGTTCGTCCATTGAACTCTCCTAAATTGTTAGATGGTTATACTTTGGGGGCTTCCGCTCCCAACAGCTCGGCACTACTCTACATTTGGCGATGCGCCAGCCCTATTTGCTGGATTTTTAAGTTATACTACTTAAACGTAGTGCCGAAGTGTTGGTTTATTATGGCCTGGTTTTTAAGGTGCTTAGCTCTAGAATCGTTTAATCTTCGTCGGTGGTCTCTTCTTCCGTACTCTTTGGCGGTTTTAGGAACCGATAAACTGTCTCGATAGCAGCCGCCGCTACTACGTTGTCGTGGGTATAATCTTTGCCTTGTCTATAACCTGCTACTGCCGCGTCTAGATAGTCTTGCTTAAGGTCTGCGATACCGCCTAGTACTTTTTTGCCTAGATCGGTGCGCATGAAGTTGTGCAAGGTCTTTTGCTCGGCTTTAGATAGCGTGTTATCCATAATACGGTTGTTGCTCCTGCTGCATTAGTTGGTCTTGTGCGATGGTATCTTGTGCGCCCATATCTTGCATCTCTGGGTTTATCTGAGGCTCTTGCGGTGCTTCCGGCGCCATTGGAGCTTGTTCTTGCGTGATAATACGCTCTATCTCTTCTTGGCTAAGGTCTGGCATCATCTTAGGGTACATAATCTCTTTGGCGGCCATAAGGTTATTGGTTGGGTCGGCTATAATCATCTGGTATGCGTTAGTGTAGGCCTCTTGTTTCTCGCTCTTCTCTAGTTGCGCCTGTACGTCTAGTGTAACCATAGGGGTATACTCGCCCTTAAAGCGTGCCATATCGACGCGCTCGAAGTTAACGCCATCTTCGCCTACTTTTCTAATCATGTAGTCGTCGTCTGCGTAAAGCTGGAGTAACCTAAACACAATAGTTGCCTCTTGCATAAAGAAGCCTTGCGCTAGGTTGTCGGCCTTTTCTCGAATACGAATATCTGCTTGGCCTAACATGGCCTTAATCTCGGTAGCGGTGGTGCTATCGGTGGCCGTAATGCCCTTACTAATCTCTGATACGCTCGCTGCTTCTCGAATCTCGCCCTTAATGTTATTACGCTCCGCAAAAGCGTTAGTTGGGATGGCTGGCGGGTTCTGCCAGTCCATAGCGCCCATAGGCAACGGGTATACCTTGCCCGGCGCTGGGTCTAGGTTGTCTATACGGTCTGCAAACTTTGGATCTATGCGGCGTTCTGGGAATAGCTGGTAAAGTATCGCCTCGATGTTTAACTCTGTTAGTGTGTTTAGCAACTCTTGCTCGTCTGCGATAATGTCTACGTCTGAGCTACCATAAACTAGCGATACGTCCGGGTACTCTGTGCCATGTGCAAATGGGATAAGCCCCGCGTGTGCGCTGTTAAACTCTTCGTCAAACTCGCCAATATCTTCAAGCCCTGCGGTCTCTTGTAAAATCTGCGCTCGCATTAGCTCGTGTTCTAGCTTGCGCTGCTCGAATCGGCTTTTAGATAGCGTATAGTATGGGTTTTCGCGTTCTTCGATAACTAACTTGCGGTTGGCGATAACTACTACCTGCTTGTGCGTCCAAATCTCTAGTATTTCTACTTGCGTTGAGCGGTCAGGGGATACTGAGCCTAAAGCCTCGTCTTTTTTAGCCTTGTCGCTCTCGGAATCGACACCGCCTACGCCTGCGCCCTCTTCTACGTCCGTAAGGTCTTTATAGCGTTTTTCTACCTTGCCGGTCTCTGGGTTATAGATCGTGGCCTCTTCTAGCGCCTTCTTAGAGGTAAAGAAGCGACGGCCTACATACTCGGCGTCATACAAGTTATGCGCGTTCGGGTCAATAATAGCGTCGCGGATAGGTACAATCTCTTTATGCACATAACCGCCGTTGTCGTCCGGTTTCCACTCATAATATGCAAAATAGTTGCCAGTAATCACGCCCTGGCGGCCGTTTATCTTGTTCTTAAGCGCCCATCCGTCGCGGCGTGCGAAGTCTTGGTATACATCGTTAAGAATATCTGTTTCGTCCTCTTGGTCTACGCGGTTGGGGATATATTTTACCGTCGGGTTGGAATTAAAAAGGCTAGCTACGATCGTGTTAACTGTGCTGTTTACCATCGGCACAAAAGCTTCGATAGTGCCTGGGTGGTTTTTCTTTACGCGGATATTGCGGTAAAGTTTCCAGTTATCTTCCCATGTTTGGTGGTAGTTTTGCTGAGCATAAGTCCAGGAGTCGTTAAACTTCTTCAAAAACTTAGCTAAAGTAGAATCGTTTTCTTTTTTTGCGTCGTCGTCTGTCTTAGCACGTTTAGTTGCCATCGAGTATATCGACGCATCGCCATTAGCTTTATTATACCACATTAGAATAAATTGTTAAAAATACTCTTTATCGTTGTTCTGCCTGAACGCTTTAGGAACATAAGTTTTAAACTTAACTTTTACCTGCTGCGCCTCGCTGGACTCTGTAGCGGCCATCATAGCGTATATAAACGCTGAGCTGGCGTGGCTGCTCCAGTCATGCTCTGGCTTAGTCTTAAGTAGCTTATTTTTCTCGTCATACTCGTAGTGGTAGGCTCTTAAACATTCTAGGCCGCGCTGGCACTTGTCGCGATCTATCCACACGCGGCTAAAGGTAGGGCGCGCGATTAAGTTTATATCGTCGTCGCCTAAGTTAAAGTTAGTCGGCCGTAGCACTTCGATATTATGAAAGCCGTTATCCTCAAAGAACTCTACGCGCGTTTTGCCGGTCTGTAGCTCTCTCTGTTTGGCATCGTGCGGTAGGTATATCGTGGTATAGTTATAGCCCTTATTATGTAGCATAGATAGATAGTGACCTAGCTCTTGGCCGGAGTTTTCGTAGTAGTCTATCATGTGTATTTCGCGGCCTATCATCTGATACCACCAGATAGCGGTACTATCGCTCATACCTAAGTCGAACACCGCATAAACGCCGGCGGCCGCGTCGTAAGGCACCTTGCCTATACGGCCGTCTATCTCGGCTCTGGCTAACTGGGAGCCAAACACGCTACCTGTACGGCTCGTAAGCGGTTGCCCTAGCCAGACGTGCGCGAATAAGTCCGGGTTGTCTTGGCGCATAGTTTCGCGCTCTTCTATAATCTCTGGGCTAAGCAGCTCTTCTACAGCGTCTGAGTTGATATGCAAGATAAACGCGTTGCCGCGGTCTCTGTATCTATCTTCTACTAGCTCTTTTACCGGGTCATGCTCGGTCAGCGGGTTATACGTCCATATAATCTGGCTGCCCTCTTTACGAATTGTCGGTATAAGGGTGTTTATACTCTCGGCGCTAACGCTCTGTGCCTCTTCTACCCAGCACCAGTCTACGCCCTCGTACGACTTGATCGTTTGTGAGTTATTGTGCAAGCCCTTAAAATGTATCTCTGAACCTGTGCGCTTGTTGCGTAACTCTTTATCCAGCACTTGCCAGTCATTTAGGTTATACTTGGCTACCAAATCGGCTAAGAGGGCTTTTACTGAGTCATCCATAGAGTTTTGGAACTCGCGCGCGCAAAGTCCTCTTAGGCGCTTTTGTGAGCCTAGAATAAGCCTAGATAGCGCCACTTGGTACGACTTGCCGCTACTACGGCCGCCTTTGTATATAAGATGGCGCCATTGTTGGCTCGGCTGGAATAGCTCCTTAAATTGCTCTGGTATAACTAGTTCTATATTTTCACTACTTGCCATAACTTAGTTACCCCCCCTGGTAGTTGTTAATCGCTCTTGCCTCTTGATAAACTTTAGTAAATCTCGCCTTAGCATAGGGCTTTTAGTTTTCTTTATGATCGCTTTCGCCTCTTGTACCGTCATCTTTAACCTCCATTATTTTTGGCACCACTCCACCACCTTCGCCCATACCGGCGCATAGGGTCGGCGACACCCCTTCCACGTTGTAAACGGCTCGTATCTGATGGTAGCGTTTAGCCCATACGCCATCAGATAGCTCGCCTATAATTATTGGCCTATCGGTAGGTTCCGTAAGATACCCTCCAAAACGTTTACCACGATGCTATTACCGGCTTGCTTGTATAACTGGCTATTAGATATACCGGCGCTTTTGGCTTTCTTAAAATCGTCGTCGCTAAAGCCCATAAGTCGCCAGCACTCTAGCGGTGTTAGTTTTCTTATCCTAAAATCGGGCATAACTACTCCTTTATCGTTAAAACTTGTTAGGGTCTGTATAGTCTGCGGTTGTACTGTTCCGCGCTTGTTCCCTATGTTGGTATAAACTCCGTCGTAGGGATAAGCTCTTAAATACCCCCCCCCTAGTGTTGTTTTTTATTAGAATAAATCGCGACATAATTATCTTTTTGTACGCTCGTTATCGTGTTAGTTAGCCCATCTTTTCTTGGCTCTAATCTCTGTATAGTTGGCGCTCCAGGCGTTCTATCTGATGGGTTATCTGGGTTGCGCCCTCTACTCGCCATAATCTTCGGCTCTGTGTTGCCGCCTCCCATTGTGCTTAGCGTTGGCGCTACGCCATCCGTTCCGTATACTCGCTTGAGTATATCGTGGCCGTTTATAGCTTCTACTCGACCGACGACCTCTATGCATTTTGGATCTTTATAATCTCGCGCGCATAGAGTCCTCGATATACCATCCCTATTCTGGACGATTACATCTAGCTTTGAACAGTTGTAAGTTGTCGCCTTGAATCTTGCCACTTGCTCGTCCGTAAGGTAGTACTTTTCGTCCACCTCGTCCTCCAGCATATCTTTTAGCCGTTTTTCTAGCGGCACAGGCGCCGGGAAGAAGTAGCCCTTATAAATATCTTTTCTAATAGATACAGTAAATACTCTCTCTCTGTTCTGTGGTATGCCGTAGTCTTTGGCGTTCAATACTTGATAGTTACTCGCATACCCTAGGTCGTTCATAGCGTCCAAATACGCGTCAAAGTTATGGCGATGTTTCTTGGATAGTAGGTTCTTGACGTTTTCCCATACGACATACTTAGGGCGTAGCTTTTCTACTATCCTTAACGTTTCGTACATCAAGCTAGATCGCGTGCCACTATCCTTATCGCCTCCGGCACCTTTGCCAGCCACGCTAAA